CCAGGGCATCGTCCACGCGCTGGGGGTTCAGCAGATCCTGCACCCACCCGTAGCCGCCCGCCTTCATCTGGTCCCCCAGGATCCCCATGGCCGCGTACAGATCTTTGGTGGCCTTGGATCCATAACCCAGCTGTTCACCCAGCTGGTGCAGCTTGGTTTGATTGATGCTGCGCAGGTCGTCGGTGAACAGTCCCTGGGCCAGGGCCCACTCGGCCATCGCCACGTTGGCGCTGCCCAGCTTCAGCTCCTGGGCCTTGATGGCCTCGGCGTTTTTGATCATCTGCAGGTCCAGGGCCGCCGTGGACTTGCCCAGGCCCTTGAACTTGTCCAGGTGGACCAGGCTGGTGCTGATCTCGCCGCCAGTGAACGACTCGAACGCGCTGAAAAACCCCTCGTCGTGCATGCCCTTGGATGGCATGTCCACGCCCGCCTTGCTCCTGCTGGACTCGAATGGGGACAGGGCCCCCGCGCCTCGCACCCGCAGCCGCTCCTGTAGTAGCGGGGTGATCTCTTTTTTGATCGCCACGATCTGGCTGGTGGCCTCCTGGACCTCCAGGCGCTTTTTCTTTTTGCTGGGGTCCTCCTTGTTCCACCAGTCGTAAATCCCTTTTAGGGCGCCCGCTGCCAGGCCCAGGGGCCCCAGGAACTTGGCCACGCCCATGCCCATGTTCAGCAGCTTGCCGCCGAACGTCGCCACGGCGATCCCGGACTTGTCGAACCCCTTGGCCAGCAGGCCGCCGCCCAGGCGCTGCAGCATGCCGCCGCCTTGGCCCATGGCGCCACCTAACGCGCCGCCCAGCATGCCGCCCACCTTCAGGCCGGCCCACGCCTTGGCCACCATCACCAGGGTGTCCGCGTGGTCCACGAAAAACGAGATCACGGACTTGATCGTTTTGAACCCGGACACCAGGTACTGGCCCACGGTGCGCCCGATGTCCTTCACGCGGTCCTGGTTGTTCTGCAGCCAGGTGTTCATTTCGGTCAGCTGTTCCTTGACGGACCCGAACAGCCCTTCCCCGGCCGTGCCGATGCCGCGCTGCAGGTTGTCGGTGAACGTGGACCACACGCCGGACAGGGTGCTGGCTTGCTCCTCGCCCAGCTTTTGGATGGCCTTGCTTCCCACCGCGCTTTTCAGCACGTCCAGGCGCTCGCCCTTGGACATTTTGTTGAACTCCTCGCGGGTTTTCCCCACGGTCACCAGCAGCTTGCGCGCGAACCTGTCCCGGATCTGCACGCCCTGGTTCAGGGCCTGCTGGATGTCCATGGCCGCGATCCCCTCGTCGCCGAACGCCTTGGCCGCGATCACGGTGTCGGCCGTGAACTTGGCCAGGTCCTTGGCTGCCAGTCCGGCCCCCAGCAGTGGCTGGGTGACCTCGTTCATGAACTTCACCATTTCCATGGTGGTGGCCGTGGACTTGGCCGCACGGCCCTGCAGCTCGCCCATCATGCTGGACGCCGCGCCGATGCTGGTGGACCAGTCGGTGCCGGTGGTGGACATGATCAGGCCCGCGATGTTGGTTCGCGCGTCCTCCATGCGCCGGTTGAAACCGATCAGGGCGTCAGCCGCAGCTCGGATCCCGAATGTAGCCACGCCCATGGCCGCCAGCCGTCCCAGGCCCCCGGACAGCATGCCGGCGGACTTGCCGGTGCTGCGCAGGCGCTTGTCCATCGTGTTCAGACCCTTGCTGGCGCGGTCCTCCAGCATGTAGCGCAGTCTGATGTCGTAGATGGTGGACGCGGCCATGGTTTTGTTCTCCTGTTACATTCGGCGCAGCTCCTTGGATCTGGTCCCGCCGCCCTCGTCGTTGCTTCGTTCTATGAATTCGGTCAGTTCATCGTGTAGGACCCACCGTTCGTGCATCGTCAGGGCCAGGTATCGGTCCCAGGACATGCCGTCCAGGTGCCATCCTACGTGGATCCACTGCTGCAGCAGGGTGCGCTTCATTCTCCGATAGGCTGATCCTCGTCGTTCTCGTCGTCGTCGTCCTCGTCCATCAGGGACGCGGGGGTGGTCAGTATCTCCGCCCCCGCCACTGCGTTTTTTACGTCGTCGTACTCCACGCCGTTCAGGTCAGCGAAAAACTCCTTCAGGTAGCGCAGGGATCTGAACGACCAGCCGTCCATGGCCATGAATGGCAGGCCGTTGGTGTTCACCGCTTTGCCGTCCACCTGGACGATGGACAGCCTGATGCACTCGCGTTGCTCGCCTTGAAACGCCGCTTTCACGCTGTCGGACAGCGCGCTGTTCTGGTTTTTGTCCGCCCAGATCGCCGCCTCCAGCTCGTCGGTGCCGTCCAGCTCGCGGATCACGATGCTGCTGAAATCCATGCCGGGTGGCACCTTGAACAGCTTCATCATGCGCGTGGGCTTTGCTGGGCCTCGGCCCACGCCGTTCCGTTTGCGCTTTTTCGTTGTTGCCATGTCGTCGTTCTCCTGTGTCGTTGCCGGCGCCACCCGGCTGCTAGGCTATCGGGGCACCTATGCGGGCAGCAGTGATCGCCGCTTGCACTTGGCCTCGAAACTGGTTGTCACGTACTCCTTGCGGCCACCGAACCCCTGTTCGTTGATCTTCAGAAAAACGTCGTGGTACACCTCCACCTGATTTTTCGCGCCGCTTTCCCGGAACGAGTAGATCACGGTGATCGCGATGTCGGGGTGGGACTGCTGGTCCTGTTCCCGCTGGATGATCGTGGACAGGTACTCCAGGGTTTTCTCGTCCTGGTTCTGCACGCTGAACGAAAAGTCGAACCCGTGGTGCTGGAAGTCGATGTCGTCCTCCAGCTCGCCCAGGAACGACTCCTCCATCAGGTCGGACCTGGGGGTGACGGTGAATTCCGTCACCTTGAAAAACGATCCCTGCTGGATCTGGCCGTCCACGGCGATCCGCATGGTGACCTCTTGACCTCTGATTCGTAATGACATGGTGATCTCCTTGTTCGTTCAGTTGGGGGTGGGTTATGCCTCGATCACCACGCCGGTGCCGATTTCGGTTTCCAGGACCAGGTGCAGGATATGGCCGATCAATTTGACCCGCCACAGCACCTTTTCGACACCCTGCGCCCGCTGGGCCTCGGTGTTCACGGACTCCTGGTCGATGGCGAACTGTTCCACCACCCGCTGCTGATCGCGCAGGGACTGGCTGAACCCCACCAGCAGGCCAGCGATCTGGGCGCGGGCCTCGATGGTGTTTTTCGCCTTCACGAACTCGCGCAGCTTGTCCGCAGCACTTAGCTGCAGGAAATCCGCCGAACGCCGCCGGGTGATCTCGGTTTTCCCGGTGGTCAGGTCGGTGGTCACACCCGAACGGAACAGGAACAGCCCGGACAGTTTTTCCAGGGTGCAGATCCCAGCCGCCCGCAGGGCGATCAGGTCGGCCCTGGTCAGGGTTTCGCTGGACAGGCGCTTGATGCCGGCCAGCTGGTCAGCTGTTTGCCGCGCGCCTGGGTGGATGTCCACGTCGTTGTTGGTCAGAACGCACGCCATCCACTCGTGTGGGCCGCGCGCCAGCTCCAGGCCCGTTTCCGGGTCCAGGGTGTATGGGCTGTTAAAACACCAGATGATCCTGTCAGACCGTGTGGTGATGTCCGTGGTCAGGTCGGCCGTTTCCGTGGCCACAGCTTGGCCGTGGGTGCCGCTCCAGGTCACGAAAACCCGATCCGTCACGTTGGCCGCCTCCAGCACCATCGTGGCGTGCAGGCTGTTCTGGTCCACGCTGGCGCCTGCCATTTCCACGATGGCGATGCCGTTGGTGTTGGACAGGTCGGTCAGGGCGCTGTTGTAGTCGGCCGCCACCAGGGTGCCGTCGTCGCCGGCCACGCTGGTGTACGCGGTCAGGGTGGTGCCCAGGGCCATGTAGTTCTCGTCCACCGCGCTCACGCCGCCGTCCTTGGCTTCCCAGTCGGCCTCGGTGATGGTGCTGAACGATGCCGGCCGGCCGTCGGCCAGCTTGGTCAGCGTGATGGTGTTGGCGATGTCGTCGCCCGTCACCTCGGCCAGGTTGTTGTCCGTGGCCGTGTTGATGTTCAGGTTCTCGTACACGGTTTCCGTGCCCAGGTACAAAACGCGCAGGTTGAAATGGTTCGCGTCCCCGTCGCTGGCATCGTCGATCCGCACCTTCACGTCGCCGCCCCATGCGCCCACGCTGCTGGCGTCGATCCGCATCACTGCGGTGCCGGTGCCATCCACGCCCGTTTCCACGGTCAGACTGGCTGCCACGGCGTCGGCCGCTGCCACTCGCCGGATCCACAGGCTGCCCATGGGCTTGTTCACCAGGGCCGCCCAGATCTCGTTCGCCAGGGCGCCGCCGTTGCCTCGGTCCCGGCCGCCGTACACTTCCAGGAACCTGGACGTGCTGGTGACCTGCTGGGGTGCCGTCGGGCCGCGAACGGTCACGCCGCCGATGCCAACGGCGGACAGGTCCGCGCCTCGGATAAATCCTGGGGGGTTCCGCTCGGCCACGTACAGCCCTTCCAGGCGGGTGAACTCGGCGGGGTTAGTCGTGAAAAATACGTCGCTTGCCATGGTGTTCTCCTTTTAGGGCACAGGTGTGATCGATCCGTCGCTGTTCACCTGCACCACTTCCACACCCGGGGGCGCGAAACTTGGCAGGATGCCGTCAGTCGGGTTTGGGGTTAGGTTCAGGCCGGTGTGCAGTTGGTTGATGGTGTAAACGCCCCGCCGTGTCACCAGGGCGGGAATGGTGCCCAGGACGGTCACGTGGCTGTAGAACTCCTGGCTGAATGATTTTTCGTCGTGCCACTCGTCGCTGTCCAGTTCCCAGGCCGCCACGAACGGGCCCAGGGCCTCGCACGCCGTGATCTGGGCGAACAGGACGCCGGGGTGCATCGGGGTGGACAGGAACAGGTCCAGCAGTTTTTGCTCCAGGGCGTACCGCTCGAACAGGGTGGCCGCGCCGATCACGATCTCGATCTCGGCCTGGTGTCGGCCCACGTTCATCACCACCGCGTTGGGTGCTGGTTCGTAGGTTTCCATGGCCTGGTCGGGGAAGTAGTTCCACCGCTTGGGGTCGATCTGCAGGCTGGGGAATTTTTGGTGGTGGCCGGCGTCCGCCTGGCCCACGCACACGCGCCCGATCAGTTCAGGGATCGCGCAGGTGATCGCCAGCTCCAGGCCGCGCAGGGCGTCCAGTCGGATGATGGCCATTTACTTGCCCCCCTTGTTGCCGCCGCGCACCTTGCGGTTCGCCAGCTTTTCCAGGGCTTTCGCCACCTCCTGGATCGCTATGTTGTGCATTTGGGGCATGGACTTTTTCACGAAATACGTGGGTTTCTGTCCCTCGCGTTGTATCTTGGCCGCGATGGCGTAGGCGATGCCCAGGGCTGCCTTTTTGGCCGCCTTGCCGCTGGCCGGTCGGCCGCTCGCCGTCACCAGGTTGAAACTGGCCCGGTGTCGCCACACCCACGCGTGCAGGGCCGCGATCCCCTCGTTGCTTACGGGGTGCGGACGTGCGCCGGACTCGATGATCCCAGCGTGTGGGGCGTCGTTGGTCAGGGTTGCCGCGATGTTCCCGGCCCCGATCCCGGTGCCCAGGGACCTGCGGGCCTTCCAGCTGTTTTTCAGCTGGCCCTGATCCACGGGGGTTTGCCGCACCATCACAGCACGGCCACGGTGCGCAGCTCGCCCCAGGGCCCGCGCGGACACGCGCTTGGCCTCGGCGTTGCGCCGCTTCACTTTGCCCCCGATGTTGCCGGGGGTGGCGGACAGGACGGCCATCAGCCGGCGCTCCTTAGCCACAGCACCCAGCCCATGTCCTTTTCCCGGTCGATGAACGGGGGCTTGGTGTGCAGGAAAAACTTGGATCGGGTTTCCTGGCCGTGGCCCTCGTCGATCCTGATCAGCCACTGCTGGTTCCGTCCCAGCGTGATGCCGCCGTCCAGCTCGGCCTCGGTGTACGTCAGGGACACCTCGGTCAGCTTCACCTCGCCATCCAGGTTCAGGCCGCAGGGTTCCAGGTCGTACTTCAGGCCGTCCCAGGTGTGGACCAGGGGTTGGGGCCGCAGCTCCACCTCGGTGTCCACCTTGGTGCCCTCGCCCACGCTGCGCCCGCTCCAGGTGCGCAGGATGGTAAACACGCGATAGGCCCGCACGCCGAACTGGGGGTGCAGGTCCTCGCGCAGGCCGTCGATCACGTCGGTGACCAGGCTGTCCACCAGGACGTTGGGATCTAGCACGGCGGACCCGGCCATCAGCTGGCCCCCGTGGTATGGTGGCGAAATAGCGCCGGGGAACAGCCGCCCGCATGGCCGACACTGGAGTAGTAATCACCCCGCGCTTGGCTGCCCCCCAGCAAAACGTTCATCCCTGCACCTGGTAGTTGCCCTGGTGCGTAAATCGTGTCCGTGGCAGGCGCCCGGACCACACGTCCGTGATCACCTCGGTGCCCAGTAGCGTGGCCAGTCGGCTGGTCAGTCGCTTGCCTTCACGGTACAGCTGTTTGAACTCCTCGCGGTTCAGCTCGATGCTGCCCACCTTGTTCGCCTTGGTGCGCCCGTGGGCTGCCACCAGCTTGGCGTCGATGTCCTCCAGCGCCGCAATATAGCCCGGTGGTGACCCTGCCAGTGGATTCTGGATCAGGGCCAGCACGTCGGGCAGGTTGTCCACGCTGTTCATTGCCTGGGTCAGGGCCACGTCCTCCTGTAGGAAACGCGAACTCCAGCCCATGTACATGCGGATTTTGGCCCGCTCTGCAGTGGACAGGGCCATGGCTTACGCCTTGCCCCTCTTGCGCTTTTTGGGCGCTGCCATCGGCGTCATGCCGTCGTCGTCGGCCTCCTCGGGCAGTGGGGCCGGTGCCGCCGCGATGGTTTCGCGGTTCACCTTGGCCTTGGGTGTGGGTGTGGGGGCGGTCATTTTGGCCACCTGTTCCGCTGCCGCCAGCTTGGCCTTCAGGTCAGCGATCTGCTGGCCTGGGTCCATGCCGGCCTTGCCAGCCTTCACCCGCTCGTACCTTGCGCGCGCCGCCTCGGCCTCGTCCTCGGGGACCAGGACAGGGACGCCCAGGTGGCAGTTGGCCCGGGACAGAATGCAGGGCAGCATCGCCGCCCCAGCACTGCGCACTGGTTTGCAGTACCCGTCCGGGAATTGCGCGGACTCGCCTGGGGCCAGCTCGGTCACCATGGGGGGTTGCCCTGGCATGGTGCTGATTTTCACCTTCAGCGTGTGATCCGCTATGTTTGTCATTTTCGCCATGAACGCGTTCTCCTGTGTCATCGGGCGGATCGATACAACTAGGGCCAGCGCGCCGCCCATGCCCGCGCTGGCCCTAGTTTTTTAGAGTGTCGCGTCCAGGTCGATGATCGCGCACTGCGCGTTCGGTCGTCGGACCTGCACCTGTGGATACAGGATCAGCTGGAAACGGTAGCTGTCGCCATTGCGTCCCAACGGGTTGATCCTGGCCACCAGGCCGGTGCCCTGCATGCCGAAATCGGCCTCGGGGGTTCCGGCCACTCCCACCATGCCGATGGACTGGTTCACCTGGGTGACAGCATCGGGCATTTGGCAGATCTTCACGTGCCTGCTGGACAGGAACGTCATTTTGTCGGCTGGGTGGTCCACGTCACGAACAACGGGGATCCCGTCGAACTCCAGGGCCTTGTGGCCGCCGGACAGGACGACCTTTTGGCCGCGCAGTGTGACCTCCTGGGTCCATCGGCGCTCCTGGCCGAACAGGTTCCCGAACTTGGACCACAGGGCGGACCCAGTAATGATCAGGTCGCAGTTCTCGCCGGACGCGTCGTACACGGCGTCCGATGCACTGCGCATCAGGTCGAACGATAGGGCACGGGGCACGGCGCCGTTGGCCAGCTCGTTGCTGGCCCACTGGGTGCGCACGGCTCGGTCGATCCCAGCGTACACGCCCGTGGTGTCCAGGGGTCCGGCCGTGTTGTACAGGCCGTTGATCTGGTCGGCGCCGCCGGCGCCCAGGTAGAACTCCTGGTTCAGGCCCTTGGCCAGGCGCTCCACGGCGTCCCCCAGCTCGTCCGCGAAAAGATTTTCCAGCTCGGCTGGGTTGCGCGCATTCATGGCCGCCGCGATGGCCTTGCCGGTCATGCTGAACGGGGCGTCGTAGGTGCCATAGTCCAGGGACGCGGGGTCCTTGTTGTCGTTTTTGAAGTCGCCGCCGACTAGATCGGCGCCGTCAGCTCGGGATCCGGACACGTCGGTGCCGAACCTGGCGGACCATTGGACGTTTTTCCCTTGGCCGGGCCCAACGGGGATCAGCTGTAGGGAAACCGCAGATCGGTTGATCTGGCTGGTGATCTGATCCTCGAAAATCGTGGCCAGCGTGTTGGCAATAGCTGCCTGGGTGACAAGTGACATGTTTTACTCCCTCGGGTTGTTGGACGGAAAATGGTTTCAGTTCCGCGCCGTCCCACCCGCGCTCGGTGTGCGTCCCCGGGGAGTTAGTCCAGGCCGTGCCCACAGTCGAACAGACCCTGGGCTTGATGTCAAGGCAGTGACGCGTCACGCGCGTCACCACCGTCACCAGCTATTCGCCGGTTCCGCCGCTGCCCAGGTTGATGCCGGCGCCGGATCCGATCATCTCGGCCACCAGTCCGGGCAGCTTGGCCTTGGCGTCAGCGATCCGCTGGGCCTTGGCCTGGGCCGGATCAGTGGGGGCCGCTCCAGGTCGTGGGCCGCCACCTCGTCCGGGTGCGCTCGCACCTGATCCTTGTACGGGCTTTGGGGCCAGGTAGGACTTCCCCACGTCGGTGGATGCCCACCGTTTCATCCCGTCGGACAGGGCCAGATCCTCGTCGTAGCCCTTGGACTGGTCACGGTAGAACACCTGGCCGTCCTCGGAAACCTGGACGTTCGCCAGCACCTCGGCCATGGCCCCGCGCATGCGCAGGGGTTCCACGCCGGCCGCGCCCAGGGCTTGCTGGATCGCGTTGTCCCTCGCGCTTGCCCTGCCCTTGCGCTCCTGGTCCTCGCGGGCCTTGCGCTCGTCGGCCAGTTGGGCCTCCAGGGCTTTTTGCTTGCGCTTCATTTCCACCAGCTCGGGGTGTTCCCCGCCGCCTTGGCCGTTGGACTGGCCGTTGGACTGGTTGCCCTTGCCGGACTGGTTGCCCAGCATGGACTGGATCGACTCCTGGATCGGCGCGAACGCCGCGCCCACTCCTTGCTCGATGGCCGTGGGCAGCTTGCGCCCCAGCTGGTTGGACACGGCCGCGTTCACGGTGCGCAGGATCAGGTCGCGGGTTTTGTCGTCCACGCCTGGGTCGCCACCATCGCCGCCACCTCCAGCTCCTCCATCGCCGGCCCCCTCGTCGGCCACGCTGCAGATTGAACTCGGGACGAAATGATCAGGGCTGAACAGGCTGGGAAACTTCATTCGGTTTTTCTCCTTGCGGGGTTGGTGTCCGCTGGTGCTCCCACGATGTTGTGGGGTGTTGGCCTGGTTCTACCATAGGGGGTGGACAGGCGGCCAGCTAGTCCCGCAGCCCGAACAGTCGTTCCAGGCGCTCCAGTGACCCGCCCAGCAGGGGGTCGGCCTTGGCGAACTCCTCCTGGGTTCGGTCGCCACGCGTGGCCTGCAGGGCCTCCATCGCCAGGCGCTTGTCCACCTCGGTGTCGTCGTCGTCCCCGAAACCGTCCAGTCCGTCCTCGCCTTTATTCGCCATCCCTTGCCGCCTTTCTTGCTGCCGC